GTTATTACAGATACGAGCATTACAACACCAATAGGGTTAAATCAAACAAGATTTGAATATGGTAATGGAAGTAATGACTTCTACGGAAAAACAAAACAAGTGATGACTTTCAAGACAGCACTAACCGACAGCGAATTAGAAACGCTTACAAGTTGGGATTCTTTTAATGCTATGGCAACAGGACAATTATATACAATAGAATAATGGCAAATACTTTTAAATTCGGTAACGGTAATTGGGCAGTCAAAGATGGCTATGCCTTAGCGTATAATGACGAAAACAATAACTTCAAACCTTTGCCTTTTGACTTTACAAGGGCATCATCAGCTACAAGGGTAAACAAACAGGGGTTAGTTGAAACAGTACCAAGTGGCAAACCTCGTATTGACTTTCTAAACAACACTAAAGGTGCTTTATTGTTAGAGCCGAGTAGGACAAACAACTTAAATTATTCAGAACAGTTTGACAATTCTTATTGGATAAATAATGGCGTTACAATAACATCAAATGAAATAATATCACCAAGTGGTGCTTTAAATGCCGATTTATTAACAGGTGTTTCGGGTGGTTTTGGTGTTGTTGTTTTTAGTACTTGGAGTTCAACAAACAAGGTTGCAAGTTGTTTTGCTAAAAAAGGAAGTTCTGATATATTTAAAATTGCAAATGCAAGTTCAGGTGTTGGAGGTGCAGCTTTTGATTTAGAAGATGGAGTAGTAACATCTGTTGATAGCGGTTTTGAAGCACAAATACAAGATTATGGTAATGGTTGGTATCGTTGTATTACTATTGATACTTTAGGAAGAAGTGGTACTTTTTCTTTAGGTGTTACTTCTGCAACTGAAAGCGTATACTTATGGGGCGCACAATTAGAAGCGGGAAGCTACGCAACAAGCTATATACCAACAGAGGTGTCAAGTGTAACAAGGGTTGCGGAAGTGGCTAATGGGGCGGGTAACTCAACTGTATTTAATGATAGCGAAGGTGTTTTGTATGCTGAAATTGCAGCACTTGCTGATGATGGTACGAGTAGAAGATTATCAATATCTGATGGCAGCAACAACAATCAAGTTTCTTTGATATATGGAGCATCAAATCAAATTTCTCCTGCTATATATTCAGGTGGTTCTTTTCAAATGGGTGGTAATTACACATTATCTGACCAAACTGATACAATTAAAGTTGCGTTAAAATATAATACAAATGACGCTGCACTATGGGTAAATGGATTTGAAGTTATTACAGATACGAGCATTACAACACCAACAGGGTTAAATCAAACAAGATTTGAATATGGTAATGGAAGTAATGACTTCTACGGAAAAGTAAAAGATTTAAAAGTTTACAACACAGCTCTAACAGATACAGAACTTCAAAATTTAACAAGTTAAGAAAATGGGATATTTATTTAAAAAGTACGAGTTTGACTCACAGGAACAAGCAGAAGAGAAAATCGCTGCTCTTCCACACGAAGCCGATGAGGATGGAAACGAACACCCATCTCACAATCACACGATAGTAAAACTTGGTTTTCTATGGGTTACAGAACCTACCTTTAACGATGAAGGAGAAATAGAAACTGATGGTGTTGCTTCTGATAGTTATTCAGTAGATGTGTTGTGGAATGGTTTAGACGAATCGCCTTATGGTTGGAAGTCTAAAGAAGTATCTGTTGAGGGTAATGGTGTACATACCTTTGCAGGTTGGTCGTTTAATTCTTAATACATAAGAAATGTCAGAGTTGTCAAAAGATACTAAGTTTAGTATGTCAATAGAAACTATTGTATCTCTTGCTGTGGGCATAAGTACAGTTACAGCGTTTTATTTTAGCTTAAAAGGTCAGATAGACGAAGCTATGATGTTACCTGAACCTGTTATATCAAGACAAGAATACGACTTGAAAGACAATGCTATACGTAGTGAGATTATGAACAATAGAGAATTAATAGAAAAGAACTTTGAAAAGCTTGAAAAAATAGAGCAAAGGTTGTATGAATTGAGATAGATATGAGACTTTTAATAGTATTAGCGTTTTTGTTATTTAGCCCCACATCTTTAGGGGATGAAAAGACAAGTGATGTTACTGTACTGCACGTAAACACTAAATGGAATAAGCATCAAAACATTGACTTAAACGGACTAATAGGATGCAAAGTAAAATATGGATTCTTAGAAGATCAATCAAAAGAGTTACAAACTAAAATAAGGACTGTACCTGTTATCGTTGTCTTTAAGGGGAATCGAGCAATAAAGCAATGGACAGCTGATCTTACTTTTAGATTAGACGTTGATGTAAACGAAATACAACAAGTTATAGACAGATTATGAAATACTTTAACTACTACGAATTTGATAGCCCTGATGTACAGGGGAGCGGTCAATTAATGGATTCTAAGATATTAGAGATGTTAGACCAAGTAAGAGACAAGTTTGACAAACCTATTACTATCAATTCAGGTTATCGCACAGAAGCACACAACAAAGAAGTGGGTGGAACTGAACATAGTAGCCATATAAAAGGCTTGGCAGTAGATATATCGTGCAATAATTCAGTAGATAGGTTTGACCTTATGAATTGTCTTTTAGATGTAGGATTTAACCGCATAGGTATTGGTAATACGTTTATCCATGCAGACATTGATCCTGATAAATCCAAAAATGTAATATGGACTTATGCGTAGTTATGCGGTTATATTATTATTCCCAACATCGTTTATAGCAGGTGTTTCTTATTATCCACCTACAAAGATGTATCAATTTTCAGAGTTGAATATATACCTATTTGTGGTACAATTACAGTTTAGAAAGTATGAGTAAAAAGAAATTTAAAGACACAAAAGTAGGTAGGTTCTTAGCATCAGTAGGTTCAACGCTTGGCGATGGCATGGGCGATGTGTTGCCCGATAATGGTGTTTTAGGCATATTTAAGCGACTTATAGCAAAAGATAATACATTGACCCCACAGGACAAAGAAACTGCGTTAAAACTACTTGAAATTGATTCTATGGAGATTCAGGAAGTTAGTAAGCGTTGGGATAGTGATATGCAGAGTGATAGTTGGTTAAGTAAGAATGTTAGACCGATAACGCTTATATATTTAACCCTTGCAACTACGATCTATATTGTTCTTGATAGCTTAGAGATATCTTTTAAGATAGATGAAGCGTGGATAGAGTTACTTAAAACTCTGTTGGTTACAATCTACGTGGCATACTTTGGTAGCAGAGGTTTTGAAAAATTCAAAAAAATTAATAAGTAGTATATATATTATTATATATTAGTATATATTAGTATATATTATATTATTATATATATTATTATATATTTATATATATATTTTATATATTAGTATATATATTATATATTATATATATTATAAAATAAAAAAAATTTTTAATTTTGGGAACACATATATATAAAAATTATGAAATTTGATTTAAAAATTGATTACTTAGGTAAAAAAGAAGCTAAAGGTGATACTGAGAAAGATATGTACGATCTAACTTTTAAAACCTACAACTCTGAAATAAGGGGTAAGTTTGAGAAGTCTGAGATACGACATATCATACAAATCTTAGATAACGCTGTGGTGTAATGCCTAAAAAGGTATCACGTAAAAACATTGTAAAGCGTTTAGATAATATCTTTAGTCAGTACATACGACTTAGAAACGCTAATGCTAAGGGCATAGCTGAGTGCTACACCTGTGGTAAACGTGATCATTGGAAGCGATTACAAAACGGACACTTTCAAAGCAGGAAGCATTACGGAACAAGATGGGACGAAACTAACTGCCAAGTGCAATGTGCAGCCTGTAACGTATTTAGATATGGCGAACAGTTTAAGTTTGGTGTAAGGTTAGATAAAGACTATGGTCAGGGTACAGCAGAGGACTTACACGCCAAAGCCATACAAATCACTAAATACTCAAACAATGACCTTGAAGCGTTAATAACTAAATACACAGCACTTGTCAAAAAGAAAATGAAATAGTACATTTGTAGTGTTCAGTCTTTGAGCAGCGTTTTAATGTTATATCGAGAAAGGGGGTGTGCTTTACATCCCTTTTTTTTTATTAAAAAATAATTTATATATTTGTACCAACATTAAAACTTAAATATGAATTTCAAACTAAATACACAGCAACAAGATGCAATACTCTACGCTGTAAATTACATACTCGCTAATCAAAGCGATTTAACGATGTCAGAACAAACCCTGTCTAACTTGTACGATGTGCAAGATGCGTTTATAAAAGAGGAAATCAAAAGATACAATTTACATAGTGGAACGCATGAAGGAGTATAACAAGGCACGTATAGAAAGTATGAGCAATAGAATAGAAGAATTAGAAGCTCATATAGAAATTTTAGAAAAACAATTAGAATTATATTATGCAGAGTAAAATAACACAAATAGAACCGAAAGGTACATACACAAACGCATCAGGTACTTTTAATAAGTATCAGGTGTATCTCGCAAATGGTCAGAATTTCCAATTCCTTGCCAAAGGCGAATTTAAGAAACAAGTCGGCGACGATATTGAGTTTGAGATAACGAACCAACAATACAACACAGCTAAACTTGTATATAACAAACCCATGCCAACCGCACCAAGTGGTAACAGAGAACAAATAATTGTTCGTCAAAGTATGGTAAAAGCTGCTGCGGACTTTCACGCATCTCGTCCAAACGCAGATATACAAACAGTAATAGCGGATGCACAACTATTAATAAATTTTGTAAACAATGGGTAGCATTAAAGGAACTATCAAAAACGTAGGAACAGTAGAAACTAAAGGAGACTTTAAATTTAGAAAATTAGTACTTAACACAGGGGGCGATTACCCACAGATATTAAGTATTGACTTTACGCAAAAGAATTGCGATCTATTAAACAACTACAACGAGGGACAAGACGTGGAAGTACAATACAACCTTAGAGGTCGTGAGTGGACTAACCCACAAGGTAAAACAGTAATCTTTAACACCATACAAGGGTGGAAGATAGACACAGCAACAGAGGGCGTAAGCACATCGCAACAAGCCCCTGATAGAGCAGATTTACCATTTTAATTATAAGGGGGGTTTAATTACCCCCTTTTTTATATAACTTTACCAAATGCTAATAAACTTCGATAAACATTTAAAAAAACTTAAAGACATACGTGCAGGAAAAGTAAACGAGGGTTTACGATTAGGTGTAGAGAGATTAGATAATCACTTTAGATTCGTGCATGGTAATATGAACTTTATTTTAGGACACGCAAACACAGGTAAAACACACCTTGTAATTTACTTGATGTTTTTATATTCACTAAAGCATAATGTACGTTGGCTTGTATTCTCGAGCGAAAACGAACCATACGCACTGATTCGTAAAATCATAGAATTTGCAGAGGGCAAACCGATAAACAAAATAGAAACAGAGGACTTTGAAAAGCAATATGAATGGGTTTATAATCATTTTAAGTTTGTTGATCCTGAAAAAGCATACAACTACAAAGACCTTTTAGAGCTTGCAACCGCTATTAAAAAAGCGTGGGATTATCAGGGCTTTATGATTGATCCACTAAACAGTTTAAAAAAGGACATAGGTAAAAACTCAAACAGCTATGAGTACAGCTATGAAAGTCTAACAGATATACGCATCTTTTGTAAACAGCACAACATTACTACGTGGATATGTGTACACGCAGTCACAGAAGCATTAAGGAAAAAACACCCTCAAGGTCATCACTATGCAGGTCATAATATCCCCCCTATGGCGTCAGACAGCGAAATGGGGGGCATGTCTATCAATCGTGCTGATGACTTCCTTGTGATACACAGGTATATTTACCACACAGAGGATTGGATGTACTCAAACCTATATACTGCTAAGGTTAAGAATCAGGAATTAGGGTACAAACCCACACCGATAGACGATCCATTAAAGTTTAGAAGTGTATTAAATAACGTAGGGTTTGAAATAGATGGGAAAAATTTAGTAACTTACAACACCAAAGAACAGGCAAATTTACCATTTTGAAAACTACATTAGAGAAAATAGCAGATAAGCACGATGATTGGCATAGGATAGTTTTATCCTTTGGGTGTAAAGAATTTATAGCAGAAGATATTGTACAAGAGATGTATATTAGAATACACACTTACATTACAAAGGGTGTAGACATATCGTTTGAAGATGATATCAACCATATGTACATCTACCGAACTCTTAGGGCTTTGTTTATAGACTTGCACCGAAAAGAGAAAAAAATCATTAAGACTAACATTGATAACCTTATTGATTATCTAAATGTCGAGGACGTTGTTTCTCTTGAGTTTAATTCAGAATACACAGAAGAGTTTGATAGGAAAAAGTTGGAAAGTTTAAGTAATACAATACATATAGGCGAATCAAAACAGATAAGCGTTTGCGATGCTATGAAGCAAATGGATAATCTGCTTGACAAAACCTTTTGGTATGATCGTACTGTCTTTGAGATAATTAGTGGTGGTATGTCTATTGCAGAATTAGCACGTAAGACAAACATATCTTATTATTCTTTGTACTTTACATACAAAAGAGTTAAGGATTTAATCAAAAATAATATAGAATGGGATTAGGGGATTTAGTGTATTACATCACAAAATACACAGGAATACGTTATATAGTTAAGAAGATATCCAAACTTATGGGTAAAGACTGCGGCTGTGATAAGCGTAGGGACGATTGGAACGATTGGAGCGATATACAATTATAATATGCCAAAAGGACAAATGACCAAAGAGCAAAGAGATGAGTGGGCTTCTTATTTAGAGGTTGCAAACACAACAATTACTAAGGATCATTTCAAGCTAATATGCAGACTACACGCTGACCTGTACGCACATAAGTATCACGAACCCTGCACGTGTTCACCAAAGCGCATAAAAGAATGGATAGCTCAAATAAACAAAATATATGGCTCACTTCTATAAACAACCTCTAAGTAACGAATTATACAGGAAGTTAAACAAAGACCAATCTGTTAATCATTTCTTTCAGACTAAGTATGTTGGTCAGTGTATGAAGCTAATAAGCGACTTTCATAAATACCACGAAAGCAAAACGCATAAGGATTGGGAACACTCGTATAAGTGTTCAGTAGGTTACAAGCAACTAAGCTACGTAACACAACGTATAAACCTAAAGCATAAATACTTAGATGAGGAAGAAGTAAAGCAATATGTTTTCTATCGTGTCATTGGTCAAACATGGAACGGATACCAAAGAGAACAATTAGTAATGCAAGAGCTACAAGAGGCTTTTCCAAACACCGAAATAATAAAAACAGACTTTGAGAAAGACCATAAGTATTGCATAGATGCTGAAATAGTAAAAGATGGTTATATAATGTTAGGCATACAAATAAAGCCCATCAGTTATAAAATGATGAGTACAGTATATCAAAACAAAGCGAAAGCAAACCACAAAGAAAAGAACGAAAACTACGCACGTATGTATGCCCCTTATCTTTATGTTTACTACGATGGCGATGACATTGTAGATAAGGAGGAAACGATCAATAAGATCAATACAATAATGCATCTTAACATATAATGGATACATTTACAATAGATTTACAGAGAGGCGAAGTTATAGAAATGAATGTGTTATCTATTATAAAAAAGAAATACCCAAAAGCATATAAGGTAGATGGGTACTTTAAAGATTATGATCTATATGTCCCTGAAATAAACAAATCAATAGAAGTAAAGTCTGATGAAAAAAGTAAGTACACAGGCAACATATTAATAGAAGTAGAATTTAATGACAAGCCATCTGCACTTATGACATCAAAAGCTGATTATTGGGTTTGGTGGGATGGTTATGCTTTTAAGTGGTTTACAAGAGATTTAATACACAAATGCATTAAAGAATTAAACCCTCCTTTAAGAAAGTTTATAGGGAAAGGAGATACAAAATATAAAAAAGCATATTTAATAAAAAAAGAAAAATTATATAATTATTCAATAAAACTTTAAATTATGCCATTACCAACACCAAAATCAAGAGAGAGTAGAAAAGACTTTATGTCTCGTTGTATGGGTAATCCTACAATGATTAAAGAGTATCCTAACACAGATCAAAGACTTGCTGTGTGTGCTGTTCAGTACAGGGAAAAGTAAATAGAAATTTGTTTATTAACATTTTTTTATTATATTTGTATAACATTAAAACGATAATATGAGAAAATTTATAAATTACTTAAATAGCATTGAGGGTACTATGTACGTTGTTGCTATCACGCTATGCTTTTGGGTAGCTGCTTTAGATATTTTACTAATCACTTATGTACTTATGTCATGGTTTTCAAAGTAACACCCACAGGATTATACATTGTCAATAAAGGCAATCGAATAGAAGTGATGACACAAACAGAGTTTAATCTGTACTACACACAAAATGTGTGGTGGTCAAAAGCCAAAAACTTTTTAGGGCTATGATAGATAGGATCACTAACCTAAAAGACATAGAATATTACAACAACATAGGTTTATTAAGTGAGTTAGTCTTAGAGGCGATTAAAAAGCAAGACACACCTAAGTTACAACAAATGGCAAAAGCATTGTCTGAGATTACATTTTACGTTAATGAGTTACATACAAACAGATGGGCGCATAACAAAATAGTAAGTGAATGTACAGCAAGTAAAGATAGAGCCATTGTAAGAGCAAGACGAGTAGAGGATGAATTAAATAAATTATCAAAGACAAAAAATTATGGATTATAGCAAGTGGTTATATTACAACGAAGATAGTGAGCAATGCTCAATGTGTGGCACACCCATAGAAGATAACGAATTGTATTGTAGTGGAACTTGTTTTGAAGCAGATCAAAGATGAAAGATATAAGATTATTAGATGGGGAGGTCTTTAAGAAAGACGACCTATTAGAAAAGTTAATAGACGATGAGTTTTATTATGGGTACATGGCAAAGGCAGCCCTGTCATCGTCATCAATCAAACTATTAAAACAAAGCCCAAAGAAATATAAGTACGTAACACAGTATGGTTCAGGATCAAGTCAAGCGTTACGAGATGGCACTTTAGCACATTGGGCTATCTTAGAACCACAGAAGTTTGAGGATCAGATATATGTTGATGTACAAAGTAAGAACACTAAGAAATATAAAGAGGCACTATCAGAGCATGGTGTTGTATATACCACTAAGGAGAAAGGAGATGCAGAGAGAATTGCTGATGCGTTCCTTAGAAACGAACACGCATTAAGACTATTAGATAACAGCGAGTTTGAAGTACCTGCGTGTGGTATGATAGGTGGGTATCCATTTAGAGGTAAGGCAGACATATTAGGAAAAGGTAGAATATGCGACATTAAGACCACTACTGACATTAAAGGCTTTCCATACTCAGCAAAGAAGTACGGATATGATATACAGGTTTATATTTACTGTGAGCTGTTTGGTATTGACTACAAAGACTTTACTTTTGCAGTAATAGACAAAGGAACTTTAGACCTTGCTATATGGGATTGCTCAGAGGAATTTTATAACGAGGGCAAAAGAAAGACACACGAAGCCATAGAAGTCTTTGAAACATTTTTTGTACATGGCGCAGATATAGATAATTATTGTTTAACAGGAACATTATGACATACACGAAAAACATTAAGAAACGATTAGAAGTGATAATCAAAAAACACTTAGAGGTAGACATAAACGAAAACTCACGAAAGCATAGTGTTATAAGGGGCAGAATGATAGCCTATAAGATTATGAGAGAGAAGCAATGTGTAAAAGCACACATATCTAAATTGTTTAAACAAAACCACGCAACAGTACTACATCACTTAAATAGGTTCTCATATCTATATAAACAAGACATTGCATTTAGAGAAGATTACAACAAAGTGTTTAACATATATCGTGCTATTGATCCATCACTCACAAGCACTATTGATGACGAACCAATAGAAACGATCACAAAGCGAATAGACAACCCTTTATACAATTTAGTAGATCAAGTA